TAACAATGTTAACTTTGAAAGTTTCCAGCAGCTTAATATTAGAACAAAGAAATTTGTTTACTTAGATTTTAATCCTACCAGCGAATTTTGGGTACATACTGAACTAAAAGACGAACAAGACAGCGACTTCTTAATTCTCACGTACAAGGACAATGAAGCTCTTGACAAGTCAATTATTGACCAAATAGAAAAGAATCGCGAGAAAGCGGCTACAAGCACGTATTGGAGTAATTGGTGGCGTGTTTACGGCTTAGGTGAGATAGGAATGCTTGAGGGCGTTATATTCAGCAACTGGAAGCAAATTGATAGTATTCCAAGTGATGCTCGGTTAGTGGGTATTGGTTTAGATTTTGGTTACACGAATGACCCAACGGCAGCAGTTGAAGTTTATACATGGAATGGTCAAAGAATATTAAACGAACTTGTTTACCGTACAGGAATGATAAACAGCGACATTGCTAAAATACTACCTGACAACGTACCGATATACGCCGATAGCTCCGAGCCTAAGTCAATAGAAGAAATTAGACGCTACGGAAAGACGATTAAAGGCGTAACAAAAGGCAAGGACTCAATAAACTTCGGTATTCAAATAATGCAAAGCCAAGAGTATTTAGTAACGTCAAACAGCACGAATCTAATCAAAGAACTACGTGGGTACATTTGGGACACGGATAAAACTGGCGTTCGTTTAAACAAGCCTATCGACTTCAATAACCACTCAATAGACGCAATCCGTTATCACGAAATGGAAGTATTAGGTGTTAACCCTCATTATGGGCAGTATTTTATTCATTAATTTACATAAATGACAGATGACCTACCGTTAATGGTGCGCATAGTTGAGAAATTCATCTTAGAAAAGAAAGGTATTAGGGTTAGGATAGTGTTTGATGACCCTATGAAAATACGGATCCACACAAAAATGTTAGGCCAGGCCTTTGATATTGCCTTAGCTTACTACAATTATCAAATATAAAGTTAAATAATTATGACAACGGAAATAGTAATTCCTACAAGTTTAAGTGAAATTCCATTAATGAACTATCAAAAGTTTATAAAACTTGTTGAGGGTTCAAACGATGAAGAACTAATAGCACAAAAGTCTATTGAGATTTTCTGTGGTTTAAATATGAAAGACGTATTAAAGATTAAATGGAGTGATGTTGTTGGGTTAGCTAACCATTTTAACGAACTATTCCAGCAAAAGACGGAGTTCAAAACAACATTTAAAATACAAGGTATGGAGTTTGGCTTCATTCCTAATTTGGAAGATATGAGCTTCGGTGAGTACGTAGACTTAGACCACAATATAGGTAAGGTTGAAACATTCCACAAAGCAATGGCAGTTTTATACAGACCGATAACCAAAAAGACGAAAGATACTTACAGCATAATGGGTTATTCAGGAACGGATGAATTTGCCGAAATAATGAAATACGCTCCGTTAGATATTGCAATGGCTGCTTCGGTTTTTTTTTATCGTTTAGGAAACGACTTAGTACAAGCTACGCTTACCTCTTTGGAGCAGGAGATGATGAAGAACAAGGAGCTACAAACGACTATTCAGAACGGGCTCAGTTCAACAAGCAATGGGGATGGTATAATTCAATCTATGCACTCGCTAAAGGAGATGTTACAAAGTTTGATGAAGTTACCAAATTGGGAATTCGCAAGTGCCTTACCTACCTTACTTACGAAAGACAAAGAACTGAAATAGAGAATAACGAATTAAAAAGAAAAATGAGACATGGGTAACTATTATAATTTACTGGACACTTTAAAAGGACACTTTGATAATGACGCGTTTATAAACACGGTTACTGAAGGCGACATTTTCGCAGTTGACTTATCTAAACAAACAATTTTTCCTTTAGCTCATATAATTGTAAATAGTAGCACGATTGAGAATAACATAATTCGTTTTAACGTATCTATTTTATGTATGGATATTGTTGACATTTCAAAGAACGAAAACACGAATATATTTATCGGGGACAATAACGAGCAAGATGTACTTAATACAATGTTTGCTGTTCAAAATAGACTTTACGAAAGTCTAAGACGTGGAGATTTATTCAGCGATAATTTTATGGTTGACGGCAACGCAACAGTAGAACCATTTGCAGAAAGATTTGAAAACTATTTAGCAGGTTGGACAATGACCTTAGATATTTTAGTTCCTAACTCAATGACAATTTGCTAATGAGTGAAGTTCTAAAGGCTTTAGAGAAATTTAGAGATGAGGTTGTTAAGGAAGCAAAAGCCGAACTTAAACGCCAAAATAAAAACTCGTCTGGTAAATTAGCCGAATCAATACAAGGTGAAGTTAAGGAGTTTCCTAACTCAATAGGTATTTACTTTGACATGGAAGCCTACGGAAACTTTCAGGATAAAGGAGTTTCGGGTAAGTTCAAAAAATACAATACTGAATACAGCTATAAATCTAAAATGCCGCCCCCAAGTAAATTGGATAAGTGGATAGTTCGTAAAGGAATCGCACCAAGAAATACAGCAGGTAAATTTCAGTCAAGAAAAGGATTACAATTTGCAATAGCTAAAAGCATATTTAAATACGGAATCAAGCCAAGCTTATTCTTTACTAAGCCATTTGAGAAAGCTTTTAAGAAACTTCCAGACGTGTTAATAGATAAATACGGACTGGATGCAGAAACGCTTTTAAATTCAATATTAAATCAAAACTTAAAAAATATAAAATGAGTATTTTCGCACGTTCACCTTATATAATCGAAATATCCGAAACAGGTCAAGAGGGTTCAAAGATAGAATTATTTATTTGGAACGGAACTGGCTCAGCACCAACCGACCCGACTTATGTGTTATCTAAATTAATTCCAGCTTCAAACAACGTAAAGACGTATTATAATATTTCACCTTACATTCGTGAATACATAAGCTGGGACACACGTCAAACGGTATATTCAACAAATGTAACAACGCCAACATCTCAGTGGTGCAACGTAGAAATAAAAAGATACAAATTAGATTCGGGAGTTTACACGCTTTTAAATACGGTAACAGAAAAAGCTTATGATGGTTTTGGATATTACGAACAAGGGTATAACCCAAGTTTAACGAATGATATTTTACACGATGAGGGAACGTTTTATTATGCTTATGATGCGACCAAAAATCCAAGCACTAATCAAGATTATAGAAGCAATTTTATAACGGTTAGAAATACAGCTACGTGGAAAGCAAAGTACACTAATTTAAGCACAAACGCTAATCAGGGTTTTAATTTAAGCACTGGTGGTGCAATACAAGATGTTCCAAAAGTATGGAGCGCGTATTACGCTGATGGAAACAAATTAGAGATATTAACGGCTTCCGATGTTGTTTTATGGACGGGATATTTTCTGCCGTATTTAAATTGTCGATACACGCCGATTGTGTGCGACTTTGTAAATAAGTATGGAGCATGGCAAAGGTTTTGGTTTTACGGAGCTTCTAATGATACGTTGAGCGTTGAAAAAACGGATTATAATTTAATGCAAGGAGCTTTCCCTAATTACAGCACTTTAGTAGGACAAAGAAAGTCATTCAACGTAAACGGAAAAAAGACAATCAAAGTAAATACGGATTGGGTGCGTGAAGACTTCAAAGAAATAGTTAAGCAATTAATGTTGAGCGAAAGGATATTACTTAATTCTTTGCCTGTAAAATTAAACACGCAAAGCACGGAATTATTCCAAAACATAAACACGAAAATGATTAACTACCAAATGGAGTTTGAATTTGCTTACAACGCAATTAATAATGTAATATGAATCGGATAGTAGGCGTATTTATTGAGGGTGTTCAAGTAGAGTTATTCAACGATGAACAGATTAACGTAACTTCCAGCGTTCAAAACATTTCGGACATATCAAAAGTGTTCACCGACTTTTCACAAAGTTTTACCGTTCCTGCTTCACCTCATAACAATGAGATATTTGAACACTTTTATCAATCGGACGTAAACCCAACAATAGACCAAAATTTACGACGTGATGCTTTTATTGAAATAGACCTTACTTTTTTTAGGCGTGGAAAGATACAGCTCGAAAAAGCGAATGTAAAAAACGGTCAAGTAGAAAGCTACACTATTACTTTCTATGGCGACATACTTTCATTAAAAGACAAGTTTGGAGAGGATAAATTAAAAGACTTAGATTACAGCAATATAGACTATTTATACGATGCTACTGAAATATTAGACAGGATAGTTGATGCGGCGACAGATTACGACGTTAGGTATCCTTTAATTGCAAGTACAAGATTGTGGACTTATTATCATGGAGCGCAAGACATAACTCAAAATGCTCATGCAATTAGATTTGATGAACTTTTTCCAGCGGTCAAGGTAATTAAGATATTTGAAGCTATTGAAGATAAATACGGAATAACATTTGAAAGTTCATTTTTTAATGATGAAAGATTTAAGAAACTATTTTTATGGGGTAAAAATACAACTGAATATGAATTTGTAAGTGAGCAAAGAGCGGTTGTAATAGACCAAATATTACAAACTGTTATTGCAGATCCTAACATTCCGAATCCGTCTTTACCACAATATGTGGATATTTACCAAGACCAAATAAACATTTTGTACGCTGTTGGTGTACAATTGCACACGGTTTATTTTGAGGTTCTATCAATAACAAACACTCCGACTTTTTATATTGACGTATTTCAAAATGGAAATTACAGCCAAACAATAACTGGGGATGGAATTGGCGATTATGGAAATGTATCGTTTCAAAACACGATTGGTTTAAATACGGTTCTAACTTTTAAAGTGAGAGCCTCCGAAGCTACGAGTATTGAAATGAATATCATTTATCAAATTACAAGTAGTTTAGGATTAACGAATATAGCTCAAATAGGAACGTTAACAACTACAATTACGGGAGTAGTTAATTTAAACAACGTAATGCCCGACATTAAAATTACTGATTTCTTTTCGGGAGTGTTAAAACAGTTTAACATGACTTGCGTTCCTGTTGAGCAGGATGTTTATCAAGTATTGCCGTTGGATTTATGGTACAGTCAAGGGGCTATTGTTGACATAACCGAAAACACGGACTTAGATTCTATTGATGTTAGTAGAGTTCCGTTATTCAAAAAGATAAATTTCACATATCAAGAAAGCGAAGCATTTACAAATAAAAATTACTTCAAAACCTACAATCAAAAATACGGTGATATGAATTACCAATTTGATTATGACGGTGGAGAATATACTATTGAAAGTCCATTTGAAAATTTATTATTCCAACGTTCAGTTAGTGGCAACGATTACGCAATTTTAGGAT